TCGGCCAGATCGTCATCTGTCTCTTCCGGGCTGCCCACCATCGTAAAGGCGAAGTTCTCAAGCCCGGCCTCTTTCGCTAGCCTGAGCGTGTGCCAGATCATCTCCGGCGTCGTGCCCTTGCGAAGCGCCCGGAGCACTCGCGGGCTGAAGCTCTCGACCCCCCACATCACGATCCGGCAACCGGCGCGGTAGGCCGTGTCCAGCGTCGGCCGGTCGATCCAGCGAAGGCTGCACCGCCCTTGCCCCTTCCAGACCAGGCCGAGCGGCCCGACTCGGTCGGCGATCTCCGCCAACCAGCCGTCGGGGTGCTTCTGGCCGAGGAGTTCGTCGTCGTAGACGAAAACCGAATGCATTCCCCTGGCCTTGAGGTCGGCCATCTCGGCGGCGACGTTCTCGGGTGGCCGCCAGCGCGTCTTCTGCCAGTGGAACACCGGGTTGCCGCACATCACGCACCGCGCCGGGCAGCCGCGAGACCACATTCCGATGCCCTGCGGCTGGACCTGGATCGGTAGGTTGCCCGTATACCTGATCGGTGACGGGTTGTGGTGATTCCAGTCAGGGGCGGGCACCTGCTCTATCGGCAGTGCCTGGCCCTCGTGGATGCCTACTGCGTTCGTCTCCAGCAGATCGGCGATGTTCGCCTCGCACTCGCCAGTCACCACCAGGTCGGCCCCCCAGTCGAGCACGCTATCGGGGTCGAGGGTCGCGTGGACGCCACCGACCATGACCTTCCCGTGGAACCCTGCCTGCCGGATGGCGTAGATCGCCTCCCGCGCGCCCCGGGCTGAGGCCGTCAGTGCGGTGAACCCAACCACGTCCGGCCAGTTCGCCCGCTGCGCCTCGTAGCCCGCCTGTAGCCGCTCCGGCGTCACCCCGAGGGCCTCAAGGTCGGTCACCTCGCAGGTGTGCCCGGCGGCGTTCAGCACGGCCGCCAGGATCGGCAGTCCCAGCGGCGGGTTGATCCGGTAGCGGTTGCCGATGTAGTGATGAACGGGAGGATTGAACAACTGAACCTTCACAGTTTCCCCTTGCTAGAAGCGCACGAGCTCCATTCGGCCCTCGCCGGCGACCGTCCGCTCGACTTCCTCGAGCACGGGCCGCCAGTAGGTCTCGGTCACGAGGTCCGCGTCGTAGGCCAGGCTCCCCTGCCTGCCTTGCGCGCCGAGGGCAGCCCGATCAGCCTTGTACAGCCACTCCAGGCCCTCGGCGACGGCCGCGGGATGCGCTGACCACTGCCAGACGTCGAACTTGTTCCAGACTGGCTCAGTGTCCGCCTGTGCGACCTTGTAGCCGCCGAAGGTGATCTCCGGCATGGCAGACCAGTCGCCCGTGAGCACCGGCGTTCCGCACGCCTGAGCCTCGAGGATCGGCAGTCCGAAGCCCTCGCCCCACGACACGTTCATCAGGCAGTCGAAAGAGCGATAGAGCAGTGCCATGTCCTGCTGGCTGATGAGGCCCGTCGTGTAGTTGTAGTCGGGCACCGCCAGCCAGTCGCGATGCTCCCGGAGTCCGAACTCGGCGAGTAGCCGCCGGAGGTCGATCCCCTCCATCTGCGGACCGAGGAACGTGTGCAGGTACAGGAGCGCGTCGGGGTGCCGCTCGTGGAACTGGGAGAAGGCGCGGAGCTGCTCGGGGAATGCCTTGCGCGGCGGCCTCCCCTGGTTAGCCGCCACCATCCCGACGATGAACCGATCCTGCGGCAGTCCGACCGCCTCACGTGCCGTCCGCTGATCCCCTGGGCAGAATGTGTCCAGGTCCGTGCCGTGCGGGATGTAGCGCACGTCGAGCCCAGCTTTGCGTGCCTTCTGCTCGCCGAACCGTGAGAACACGAGGGGCTGCAGCGCCCGCTTGAGCCGCGGTATCTCCGCACCGCGCACCGCCGAGCCATCGACGGGGAACCAGGGGAGCCACGGCACGCCGACGAATGCCGACGGGTTGCACATCAGGGCGTCCATCAGCGAGATGACGGCCTGTGCCTTCCAGTGCTCGGCGTGAGCAGCGACCGCGTCGTTGCCCCAGCGGTCGAACACCTGCGGGTAGACCTGTATCCCGTTCCACTGCATGACCGCGTGCCGGAGCCCGACGAAGGCGTGGATCGCGACCTCGTGGCCAAGCTTGTTCAAGCGCGGCACGAACAGGGCGGTTTGGTTACCATAACCCGATTGACAGAAAGGCGCGTTGCTCCAGAAAATCAGCCTCAAGCTGGTTCCTCCACTGTTACCCTCTCCTCGAAGCCGAAGAACTGCTCGCCGCCGTAGCCGAGCGTCCTGAGCGCCCCAGCGTCCTCGACTGCTCTGATCATCGCCCCCCCGACCGTCTTCTGTGCCCGCCAGAACAGCCCCGCCGCCTCCATCAGGCCGAGCAGCGTGTTGTAGGTCTGGCCAGACTCTGCTGAAGCTGCAGCTACGAAGTACCGCACCACGTAGACCCGCTGGCACTTGCGGCCGCCGCCGAGGCCCGCGTGGTGCCACGTCGCCGCGCCGGGCAGCGTGATCGCGCACGGCAGTAGGTCTGCCGTCAACTGCCCGGGCATCCCAGCCGCCGCCGGGTGCCCGACGAGGCCCGTGATGCTCGCGTTGGCCGTCTGGAAGGCATCGACGACGGACAGAACCGTCATACGAGCCTCCTGAGCGATTCGAGTTCCTTCTCGACCTCTTGCGGGTAGGCTGGCGACCTAGCCTGTACCTGCGCTTCTGAGTAGATGGTGGTAGTGTCAGTCAGATCGCGGGACTTGTACCGCCAGGCCGCCAGCCTCAGCGTCACCCCCTTGATCAGCTTTCCCGTTGGCGTGTTGTCGTCCACCGCCGCGATGTAGCCCCAGGTGCCGTTCACCTGGATCAGTTGGTCGGTGTCCAACTCCCACGCCTCAGTCGCGTTCGCCTTGAGCTTGATTGCCCAGTGTGGCGACTGGTTGCGCGGCCAGAGCCAGTAATCGGCCGACCCGATGACCGTCGCGTCGTCGTCACCGTTGACTAGCGTCCCGACGCTCAGCAGGTCGCCGTCCACAATCAGGAGTTGCCCGTCCCTCGGGTCGAGGGAGTCAGCCCCGAAGTAGTGCAGTTCCGTGGCCGCCTCGAAGTGGCGCCCGGTGATCCGGTCCACCTCGCCGGCGGCCCAGTCGATTGAGTCCTGGAGAACGACGTCGAAGGCGGAGCCGGTGACCGGCGGGGATATCTCCGCCTTGAGGTCGCTGAGTTGGATATAACTCACCGTTCCGCCTCCGACTCTGTGCCGGAGAGGGCCGAGTCATCCCGGCCCCCCTAGCTACACTATTTCGTCAACCGATGCCAAGTCCGTGCCCGGCTCGTACCGCGCCCGGTACCCGAAGCCGATGCTGCCGGCGTCCGAGGCCGCCGTTGCCACGAGCAGTCGGTCCTTGACGAACTGATAGCCCGCCGCTTTCACCTCCGCAGCAGTCACCTCGACCACGACTTGCTTGTTGTCGTCGCTCCCCGCCTGCGTCAGTTGGGTCGCCGCCTTTGTCAGCGTGTAGTAGGTGCCGCCGGTTGCCGTCGAGCCGTCGAGCCGGTAGTCGACCGTCGAGGTACCCGCCATGTCGCCCAGCGTCAGGACGTACAGCAGGCGGTCGAACGACCCGATATCGACGGCGTCCCCCAGGTAAGTGCCCGCGTTGTACGCGTCCGCGTCGATGCAGGACACCACCAGGAGGGCTTCTGATAGCTTGCTCATGCCTGTTTCCTCCCCGGGGCGGTTGCCCGCCCCGCTAACTCGTTACGCGTCGGCGTGGACGACGTAGGGGCTGACCGTGTAGCTTCCCTGCGGGTCGGCCAGTGTGATCTTGCCCTTGAGCCACGGCTGGCCGTCGAGGCGCTCCGTGAACCGCCAGGTGCCCTTGTCGGTCAGGAAAGCCGAGTGCTCCGAGTACGCGATGGTGAGCTCCTGCCTGACGAACAGGACGTAGGCCCCGAGGTCGGCGAGCAGCACGTCGTTGTAGTTCGCCTGCGGCATGTGCTCCGAGGTGATCGGGGGGCCAAACCCGAGGTCCGCGACTTCCCGGGACACGTTGCCGGTCACCCAGCCCGATGCCCCAAGGTCGGGGAGCACGCCCGGATGCATGATCCAGCGGACGTTCTGGGTGATCTGCTTGAACCGGGCCAGCATGGACATTGCGTCCACCCAGGCGAAGGCTCCGTCCGTCGCCGGCGCCACCGCGACCACCGCTGGGCAGTTCAGCATCC